ACTAGGAAGGTGTCCCCGGAGGCCGGAGCAGATGTAAATGGATCGGTAGAAAAGGTTTTCGAGGAGCCATCGTAATCGAGGATGGCGCGGCCCTGGTACTCCAAGCCTCCCGCCCCTCCGGTAAAGAGTAGCATCCTATCGTTATAGAAATCATCTACCGTAGAGAGGGAGCCTGTACCCTTGATGGAGCTCGTAGTAGAGCCGGTAGTACAAGATCCCTGGAGCATAGAGTTAGCCCCTACTCCGAGAGAGCTAATGCCATCGGTAGAATTATTAATCTTAGCTATATCGGCATCTACTATGCTCGATGCGGAGGCCGGCTGTATTCCGTAGCCGGTTCCATCGAAGAAACTCTCTAGATTGGTAGCCGCGGCCGTATCCCCGGAGATGCTCGTTACATCGGCCTCTACTTTTGTAACCCCGGAGGCCGGCTGTATTCCGTAGCCGGTTCCATCAAACGAGCTTTTTAAATTGCCTCCCGCCGTAAGATCCCCTCCTACCGCGTAGAGATTAGCGATGTTAGACCATGTAACCGGATTAGCGGAGATATAGGCTCCGGCCTTTATCGTTAGAGTTACCGTATCGAAATCATTTTCTCCGCTAGTTATAGGTATTTTATACATCCCCGGAGCATTTGAGTAATCCGGCTCCGTAACCGTACCGGCCGGAGTAGCGGTAGTTACTACCCCTCCTATGTCCTGGAGGAGCCGGAGAGTTAGGCCGGTAGCTCCGGTTTCCGGAGAGTTAGAGTAGTTATTAAACAGATAGAAAAACGCTGTAGTCGCTTTGCCTTTAACCGCCATATTTAGATGCCTCCGAGCCGAGCCTCTAAAACGCTCGGCATTCCTTCTATTACGGCCTCGGATACGAGCTCCGAATCCATGTATAGGTTAACAGTTTGCCGGCCTCCGGTAAACTCTCCGAGCCGATCTAACGGTATGATGGCCTCCGGCCCTGCCTCTCCTGCCAATACTATCTGCGGCCCCGTTAGGATGCCTCCCTGAGCGGCCGCGGCTATTGAGTTTCCGGTAGCCAATACGATCCCGCTTTGGACGCTGGCTACAATCGGAGCGGCTATTACATTAGCGGGAAAAGGGAGCCCTGAGATAACCGAGGAGAAAGCCTCCGCGTAGGTTTTTCCGGCCGCTTTGCTGATGGTCGTCCTGGCTGAGTTAGTAGCTACCGAATCCTCTATTAAGCTATAGAGGAGTAGCTGAACCCCCATCGATATAAGCCTGGAGATAATTGTAGAAGCGATCTGTTTCCATAGGTTCTGCATGGTCTTTCCGAAACTCTCGCCGGCTACGATTGTAGAGGCTAGAGCTCGGCCGAAACCCTCCGAAAATTCGGTCATAACATCGAAAGTAAACGCTCGGAATGCCGCGGAGGTTTCATCGATGATCTCTTTCATCCTCCGGCCCCATTCCTCCCAAACCGTTAGATTCTCATCGAGGAGCGGTTTCTGATCCTCTATTGCTTTCTCTATCGTATCCGCGGCCTCTTTAGTAGCCTCGGAGAGATCTAGCTTAGTCTTTATATTTTCGAGCTCGGCTAACCGGAGAGCCGTTAGCTCCTCCCGGTATTCTCTTAGCCGATCTTTTGAGGAGTCTATCTCGGAGTTATGATCTCCGCTGATCTTGATGAGCCTGGAGATGAGCATCTCCTCTAATGCTATCTGCCTATTCTTTAGAGCTATCTCCTCGGATTCTTTGCTATAGAGAGCCGCGGCCTCCGCTCTAGCGGCTCGATACTCATCCATGATTTGCTTTGAGCGGAGCATAGCTAACTGGCTTCTAACCTCGGCCTCCGTTAGACCTTCCATCGAGGATCTTAGCCTCATTAGCTCGGCTGTAATCTCGAAAGAGGTTCCTAGCCTATCCCCGGCATCCGAGAGCCTGTTTATAGCTTCAAAGAGCCCATCGGCCTTAGCTCCTGTTTTTGAGGCCTCCTCTTTAATTTTCGCTAGGGCTTTCTCTAAGATTTTGATCCGGCCGAAAGTAGCCATCGCATCCGTTAGATCATGGATTCTCTGCTCCTGCTCGGTCATAGAAACGGCTACATCATCGCTAACGCCTTTCATTTTCGCCGCTATAGCGTTATACGCGGCCATCCCTCCTACGAGAGCGGTTAGCCCTACGAGGAGAGCTACCACGGGATGAGCGGCCATCAATGTCATCGCTCCGGCTACCGCCTGGATCATGAATGCTAATTGTCCGAGCATAAAGAGGAGCGGCCCGATGCCGGCCGCTAGAGCCGCTACAACGATGATCATCGCCTTAGTCGATGGCTCTAAAGCCTTAAAACTCTCTACCCATTCTTTAAGAGTAGGGATAAACGATGTCTCAAATATATCAACTAGGCTTTGTATAGCGGGAAATAGCGCATCTCCGAGCTCCCTCGCTATATCTGTAACCTGGTTAATAAGTTTCTGAATTTCGGCTCCGGTAGTCTTAAATTTCTTCTCGGAGAGATCCTGGAGAGCCGTATTTTCTACCCATGCGGTTTTAGACCTATCGAGAGCCTTAACGAGCCCATCGGTATCTTTCTGTAGAGCTAGTAATACAAGCCGCTGACGCTTCCCGGAGAGCCCTATATCCTCTAGAGCCTGGAATACCGAGCCTCCGCTATCCTTAACATTTTTTAACCCCCGGACAAAGGCTACGAGAGCTCCCGATGCATCTGTTTCAAACTGCCTTTTGAAATCTTTTGATGTTTTGCCGGCTATCTTTGCGAATTTATCGAGCTCCCCTCCTCCCTCGGATACCGCGGAGGCTATCTTAATAAAGACATCGCCCATTGCCGTACCGCCGCCCTCCGCCTGGATACCCGCGGCACTCATAGCGGCCGAGAAGCCTAAAATCTCATGAGCGGAGAGGCCTATTACATCGCCGGTTACGGATAGCCTTTGCGCCATCTCCGCTATAGAGCTCTCGTTAGTCTCAAACTCGGAGCCGAGAACCGTTAGAGAGGTAGCTAACCTCCTAACATCCTCCGAGGATGCCGATGTCTGTTTGATGAGCCGAGCTAATGAAATAGCCGCCTCCTCCGAGGAGAGAGTAGAGGTTTCGGCTAATCGGACTACGGTATCCGTAAACTTTAGGATGCCCCCCCTGGCTATTCCGAGCCGGCCGGCCTCCTCCGCTATCGAGGCTAACTCCCCGGCCGCTACCGGTAGCTCCAAACTCATATTTCGGATACCCCTGGAGAGAGCCTGGAGCTCCTCCTCGGTTCCGGCTACGGTTTTCCTAACATTAGCGAAAGAGGATTCCCAATTTATAGCGGTTTTAGCGGCTACGATCCCGATAGCCGATAGAGGAGCCGTTAGCCCCATCGTTAGACTTTGTCCGGCTCCCTGTAGCTGTCGGCCCATCCTGCCAAACTTGCGCCCTATGCCCTTGAGAGCCTTATCAAAGGCTTTCACATTGAGCCCTAACAGAATTTCCATCGAGCCGAGCTTAACCGCCATTTAATCCCCGCTCTCTAACCCTCTCGGAGCTCTCCCGGAGGATCTGATTTATCTTCTCGCTACCCTTTAGCCGGTTCTTTTTCATCTCTGCTCTCCCTGAGAGCTCGTTAAACATCTTTTTAGCATTCGGTTTGTGTTTAAACTGTCCTAAAGAACAAATGAGAGTAGTTAGAGCCCATGCGGTTTTGCTCCTGGCTATCTGATCCCGCTCTACATAGCCATCGGTTAGGCTCTCTAATTCCCGCGGAGTTAGCCTCCAAAATATCTCCGGAGTTAGGCCGAGAGCTCCGAATCCTAAAGCCTGGAGGCCGCTCCAATCGGTATCCGTTAGCCGGCTACCGATACCGCCGGAGATTTTTTTTTACTCTCTACATCATTACCGAAAGCCTCTCCTATTTTGAGGATGAGGTATTCATTCCTCTCGGCAAAAGTAGAGGCTACCTCCTCCGGTATAGACTCAAAGAGATCCCCGGCCTCCTCTACGGTAAGATCCGGCATCTCATGGAGTAGGCCGGCCCATAGTATTCCGCGGATCTGGATAAAGCCTACCCGCTCGATGTCGCTGAATACCGCTTGTATAGAGGCTCCGAGCTCATTCTCTAAAGCCGCTAAAGCATTTAGGCCGAACCGTAGATGCCGGATCTTATCGAGAGAAATATCTATCCCGCTAGGTTTTGGAGCCATTAATTATGCCCTGGTTAATGCGAGAGCCCCGCGGCCGGTAAACGAGATCGAATAACTAACGAGATCGCTCTCCGGTGCATCGAGCTCGTAAGAATCCATGGTGGCGGAGCCGATGTAGGTGTCTCCGGCAGAATTCGTAAAACGGCATCTAACCGGAGCATCAGTATCGGCTCCGAGTTGGTTAGTATCTACGAGGTAATTTAGGCCGGAGTTATTATCCTCCCACACACCATCAACCGAGAAGGTCCACGCTCTCCGAGTAGAGATCGATGTTTCCCATCCTGCATCATCTTTTGACGAGCTATCAACATCGGTCTTTGAGAATGAAAGAGAGCCTCCTCTCTGCTGAGGTAGATCCTGCCAATCCTCCGAGCCCGTATCATCTACATCTACCGCAAACAACCAAGTTAAGCCTGTAACACCTGCCATCGTATTATCTCCTACGCATTATCATTAATAAGAAATCTAAACCTCAAAGTACCATGCCTGTTTAGCAATCCATCCGCGTGATATTCCTTAAAAATATCGGCCGAGTCTATTCTACATTGAGCCTGCGAAAAACTCTCCTCGAGGGAGAGAGCGGAGCTCGTAAGGGATTCTATTATGTTCTCCATTATATCGTTAGCCTCTTTATTGCCGGCTTCCTGGCTGAATACATGGAGGAGAGCCATAGCCTCCGAGATTTTCTCTATTTCTAAGGAGACGCTGATTTCTCCGAGCTCTACATATGGAGGAGATATTGTCCCTGGCACCTGATCGTATACCGATGTTTCTATCCCATCCTCGGCATCCGTTAGCCGGCTGTAGATGGCTTTCTGTAGAGAGTTAAACGGTAGCCGCTCGGCCATTAGGCTACCCTCCTCGGCGCTTTTACCATGATGGCCCTCTTAATATTCCGCTCGTAGCTTTTCCGCTCCCCCTGGAAAGCCGGATAGAGAAACGGCCTCCGCGGAGTACCGCCTCTCTGAGCTATTCCCCGGATCACCGGGAAAAGAGGGAGCCCTTTTTTCTCGGCCCATTTGCCGAGCCCTCCCTTAATCCCTGGAGTATAGGCCGATCCACCCTTGCCGGTTACATTAGCTCCGGCCGGAGGCCGGTAGCGGCTACCGGTTCCAAACTCTACAAGATGCCCGTAAAAGGCTCTCCCTACGAAAACGAAACCGGTTAGACCATCGTTATCGGTTCCGAATCTAATGCTCCTCCGGAGCTTCCCTGTAGCCCTCGGAGCTCGGCTCTTAGCGTCCTTTTGTATCCGCTTGCCGCTAACCTCAACTACCTCTCTAACCTCTCTCTTAACCGCGTAGGCAAAGCCTGAGAGCCTTTTGATAAGTAGAGTCTGCTGAGATTTGATGAGTTTAGCGGTTAACTTCACGATGTTTCCTTAGCTACGATGATGAGGAGCCGGCCGGCCTCATCTATATTCTTTAGAGATACGATCTCAAAGTACCTGGAGCCGTATTTTATTCTATCGGTAGACTCTACATCGCTACGGAACCGGATAAGGATGTGATGCGTAGTCTGTAGTTTTAATTGCTCGTTATAAAACCTCTCCTCGCTACGGAGCGGAGTTATCGAGCTCCAAACGGTAGCCCTCGTAGCCCATGATCTAGAGCTCCCGCCTTGGTCATCTGTAGATAGAGACTGGCTCTCTATTACTATTCGATGGCGTAGCCGGCCGATTTGCATCTAAACCTCCAATAATGCAAATGGTACGAGGAGCCGAGTTAGGCCGAGCTCTAATATCCTGGAGATCCTCCCTACGGTTACGGCCTCTCTATGCTCGTAGAGATGGCCTACATAGAGATATATAGCGGCTTTAATCTGATCCGGAACCGCGGAGGCCGCTCCGTAGCCGGCTACAAATCGGATAGTTACCGCGTTTTTAACGCTCCTACGGTCATCCGGCCAAGATTTATCATAGGCTAACCGGATTCTCCCTGGCTCCTGATCCGTATCTATCTCATAGGTAGCTCCGGCTACGGTTTGAGATGCTCCATCGGTATCAATATAGGAGATCGATGTAATACTTTGGAGCTCCGGGAGAGGGAGCTCTATCTCCGAGGTAAAACGATCTATCCGGTAGTCCCATGTAGCCGTTACCAATTGCCGATGACAGTAGCTCTCTACCCATTCCCGGCCGGCCTTGCCGAGAGCGGTTACATAGGCATCATCATCGGTAGTATCTATCCGGAGATGGGCTTTGAGCTCCGAGAGGCTAACCGGTTCCTCGCTAGGAGGAGTTACTACGGCTAAACCCATTATTCACCCTCGGCCGGCCCCGGCTCCGGCTCCGCGGCTGTAGCCTTTACGCCCTGCCCCGTATCGATGAGATACTTTCCCTCGGCCTTATTACACTCGATAATCTCTCCGGCTCGGCCTGGAGCTCTATCTCCGGAGCGGTTAACTAAGAGTCTGATTTTCATTTTGTACGCTTCCTCGCTTTTGGCTTAGTCGCTCTCTCCGCGGAGGGAGAAAGAGAGGCCGATTCCGGAGAACCGGCCTTTCCTTTTACCATCTCCGCTTGCCCTAATTCTATTAGCCGCTTTCCCTCATCGGCCGAGACATCGATGATGTCTCCGGCCTTTTGGGAAAACTTTACGCCGGCTCTAGATATTTTTAGGCATACCTTCATTAGCTAGCCATCGTAAGGAATTTGATGGGATTTGTGCCCGCGTTGAGCAAATCCGCATCGTGCCTAGAGAAGGCAATGAAGCCGGTCAAATCGTTGTCCGCGAATCTTTCAACAAGTTTCCGGAGCCGGAATCCGGCTACATCTCGGATCTTGTAAAGCCGGAAATCTCCAAAGAGAAACGGCTTATTATCCGCGGCCATCTCGGCACAATCCTGATTTATGATGACCCGCCGGCCATAGAGCCTATCGGGTACTCCAAGTTGCATCCCTGGTTGCCAAAGGAATTGCCCATCGGAATCAACTAGTTTCCTAACGGCCGCTACCGATGAATCATTCATCATCCATACGCTCCGATCCGAATCCCTATAGGCCGGATCTACGGAATGGAAAAGATCAATGATCTCCGTAGC